TGTAGTGATTTTTATTTTTGTTTGTAATACGTTTCTCCGCTTCCTCCAATACTGATAAATTTTTCTTTCCATATCCAGCAATGTGGCCTCCTCAACATTCCGCAAAGTGCGTGGGCTATTTCGTGCAGTATGGTGTCCAGCACTTCCTCCTCATTCTCTTTCTCGGTATGGTGCACGCTCAAGTAAATCGTCTTTTTGCCGTGGTCACACATACCGGCTGTGCGTTTAGTCCGTGGCAGTGTTGAGGCAGTCCAGCCGGATAACCCGTGCTCTGCCAACTTTTTCTTCGCCAACTTCAACGCTATGCTCAAATCCATAATGTAGTGATTTTATTGTTGCGACCTTTCTTAATTTATATTAAGTATATTCTAATCTCATACCAACGTCAAGTCCATACCCAACTGTGGAAAACTTTTTATCGGCCAAGTGTCTTTGATTTTCTGGCTAAGTCTTCTTTTATCCCAATAAAGTTTTCGCAATTCCAAAGCTCCGTTTTTAACCTAGGTAAAAGGGCTTCGACTAAACAACTAATTGCCCTTTCCCTGTCGACAAAATATTTAACAGCTTTCCCGTTGTATTGCCAAAGAAACAAAGCGCCACTGCTAACTATTCTTGTCATATTCCAGCCGGTTGCGAGCAATGGGTTAATTTCTTCTCCTTGTGGTATTTTCTCGCTGTACTCAATCCCAATTTTTTGAGCCGGAAAAGCAATCGCAATTTTGAAACCTCCAGTCATAAAATTCCTCGTTGGCCGTGCGCCGGATTTTATAAAAGCTTCGTACAAAAGACGCTCCGCTTCGCTCTCCTGTTCTACGGCCACGTGCCGGTTTAATGCCACAACCTCTTTTCGTTTTTTTAAAAATTTTATTTCCATTGTATCTCTTGTGGTTGTAACGACCGGCCGAGTTCCTTAATTTCTCCGTTGCGGACAATCCACCATTTACCGTTTTCAACTTTTCTAAAAATTCGGCAACCGTCCCAATATGGTTTTTTCTCTTTAGGTTTTAATAAATCTAACTCGTACCATTTTTTAAAAACGGTTTCGATACTCCAGTCTAAATCCCTCGACTTCGCCCACGTAGAAATTTTAACCAAACACTCCTTGGCACTCGCAACGTCGCCCTCGCACAATTCTAACAAGTCTTTTGCCGGACGCACGAAGCGCGAATATATAATTTTATTTTTAGCATAAAAATCCTTTTCCTTATTCGCCCAGCCTTTGAGTTCAAAAAAATAATTAACAACCTCCTGCAAAGGCGTAGTCGCCTTAGTTTTTTCCGCAACTGTATTATCCTTACCTAACCTAACCTTACCTAACCTAAGCGCCGTTTGCGGTACGTTTGCGGTACGTTGACCTAATCTCCTTATTTTAAGCCACTCGGGGACTTCTATTTTTTTAAGTTCGGTTACACCCTCGCGCAACTCGGTGTATGCCCCATTCTCGTTTAACCCAATCTGGGCTTTTTCATTTTTATATAAAGTTTCCTTGTATCGGTCTGCCCTTATTAGGTTGTGAATTAGCCAGTGTTTTATAACCACTACCCCGCTCTCAAACGGCAAAACAAATCGCTTAGAAATCAGCACCTTAATATCGTCGGCCGACGAGCCGGCCACGCGCATAATTTTTTTCGGATTAACAAACCCGTCGTCGTCCGCGTACATTCCTAAGTGAAAATAAAGCGCTTGGCTAGACGGTGGCATATCTAAAAATGCGTCGCTCTCCACAATCTCGGGGCTAAACATTCTTCTCTGCATAGTAGTGTTTTGATTTTTTTAATTAGTGATTTTGGCGACACCTTGATATTAAAAAATAAACCTCAACGACACAAGCGGATAAACTGGGGATAACTTCAACCCCACACAAAAACCCCTCGGGGGTTAGGGGTTTTATGTGTAGTTAAAAGGCAAAATTCCTTGGTAGGCCTAAATCACTCGAGCACTTTGGAAATTGACCGTGTAGGTTAACCTCCTTATCCATAAACATTAAAGAAACAACAACGTCTTGGTGCTCACCACTCCACATTGTGTTTTCCCAGTCTGCGTCGTCCCACTCCCTCCAATTCCATAGGTCGTATTTCTCCACAAAATAGCGCCACGTACTCCGCTTAAACTGGTACATTCCGTTACTCGGTGTTCCGTCGCTATCCATAGGGTTTAATGCACTGGGGTTTCCTCCGCTCTCACAATTCGCCAAGGCTTGTTTTGCCGATAGGGCTTCTTGGCTCAAAACTGGGGCTAGGGGCTTATGTTCTTGTTTTAGTGGGTCAGCAAGCGCAATCGGCGCGCCAACCACTCCTAAGGCCAAAAACAGGGCAAACAGGGCATATCTGTGGCGTAGTCGGCATATATTATCCGGCTCGCCCGCTTCGTTCAATTTAATTTTCATTGTACTGGGTAACTGCTTGGTTTATCCGTCCGGCAACTACCATACGTCCATTATAACATTTTTTGTCTAAAAACTCATTTTGGCGGGGGACACAAAGCCCGCTTTTTACGGCGGGCGTTATTCCTCTTGGTCGTCAGTAAGCGCTATTCCAATCTTTTTAAAATCGCTTACCACTCGCTCCCAACAACGAGCGTGAAACTTAAAACCGTTGAAAAAATAAAACTGTTCTAACCGCGTCCTAATCTCTCCGTGACATTCCGAGCAAGGATTTTTAACTACGTCCTTAGTTGCCGTACTCATTCCGGCCTCCTTTGCGGTGGATAAAATCTGGCTTAGGCACGCACTTGTCTTTCTTCGCTAAAAGATAACATTTCCAGTGATAGAAAAAGTCGTAGTCGTCAGCTATTTTACACCAGTCCTCTTTGAAATCTATCGGGACACGACAGCGCCAGCAAAACATTACACACCTCCTCGCCGACGTTTCAGTTCTCTCACTCGACAAAGACACTCGATAATTTCGTCCAAGTCCATATTTCTGAAAAGGATATGCCAAGCTGTATGTTTCTCTCTCCACAACGCTAGCAAATTTTCCGGCGTAGTTGTTCCGCCCCTGCACTTATTTCGGATATGGTGCTGGGTCGGGTGTGGTTTTCGTTTCTGTTTTTTCACGGCGACCTCCTTTTAAATTTTCAAAGAACGTGGGGGAGTGGTATTACTCCCTTTGGAAAAGCGAAAAAATATTTATCGACTTTCCAAAGGGGTGACCAGCAGGGGGTATGTAACCCGTGTGCCAGTGACCCCGCAAACCCCCAACGTATCAAGCACCCACCTTTTAAAATTAGAAAAGGGTACTGGGGTTGTTCCGTTGGTTAGATAGGGGTGGTGTTTAAGTAGTTGTGTAGGGCTTTAGAAATCTCACCAAAAATTAACCCCAGCGACACTGCAATGTACGGTGGAATTTGAGAATTAGTGAAAAACATTATGGTGTAGTCCAGCATAAAAGCTAGTATCATAGCACCGGCGCGCCACAACAAAGACTTAAAGCGTTTATTGTTAAACAGTTGGCTAAAATAAGTTTTCATTTTTTGTCTGTCCCCACTCCCCTACTCCGCTTGGGTGTCCCCTATTTTGGCAAAAAGCCAATAAAAGTGAGGCATACAGCAGGGTGGGGGAGTGGTTGGTTGGCGACCTTTGTTGGTTAATTTTGTCTTGGTTTATGGTTTAACTCCGTGGATTGTTAGCAGGTAAATTATGCTACTTTGGGTGGCCTCAAGTCGCCTATCTGTTTCAACGTCTTTATTTCTAATATCCTTAATCTCCTCCAAAATATCCTGTATGTGGACTTCGTGGTTTGTGTTTATGTTGGCCACGCTTTGTTGGATTAGAGCAACGTCCTTTTCCATATTTTTGACTGGGTTAAAGAAGTAACCCACCGCCCAAAACACTATCCCAGTTCCGGCCAAAAATACCGACACGAGCAATTTTCCCTCGCCCAAAAATACGCCTCTAATTTTAGCGTCGTTGTTCCCATTCGTCCCGTTTTCTTTTTTAATTTCTTCTGGCATTTTAAATAAATTGGGCGTTTAATTTTTTAATTGTCGCTACGTCAGCCACGCCGGTGACCGGCAAATTATTATCCTTTTGATAGTCGCGTACCGCTTGCCGAGTTATCCCGTAAAAATTACCAGTACATTCTCCGGCCGGAAAATAACCGAGGTATTGAAGCATAACCTGCAACTTAACAACCTGCGCACCAACGCTCCCTACCGATAACGAATTTACAGAAATTTGCACTTGCGGTTTTTTCCCAGTTGCTGGCTCTCGATTAAGTTCGGTTAGATAGCCGGCAAACTGTATGCCAGCTTTTTGGCTTTCGCGTACAACTCCAAGTCCTTTGAAACCCCAACCGTCGCGCGTCCAGCTATTTTGAAAAATCAAACCTTTTTCTCCAGCCCAAAGTGTTCGGTCTAACCCGCAAATCCCGTGACCATTTTTAGCGCCGGATTTTAAATTAACTACGCCGGTTGCAAATCCTCCGTCCTCAAAGCGCACTCCCAATAAAACTGGTTTGCCGGTGTCTATCACTCCGGCTATCGTGTCAAAATCTATTGGCAAAACTACCAAAGCCTTACCCCTAAAAAGTAAAGCCACTAATCGGTCGCTCTCTTTCTCGTCGGACAAGTCGCGCATAGCCATTTCTCCCTTTCCCTCGCTCGGCAACTGCGCCTCAAAACCAAGGCCGTTTTTAATCGCTAGCATACAAGCGTCGTGATAATTCATACCGGCCGGCTCTACAAATCCTCGGGCATATAACGCTCGCGGACTAAGCACCACAAATTTACCCTCCTTGAGATAATTTAAAATTCCGAGGCACAGGGCAATCGCAAAAGCCACGCAAGCCCCTGCACCGTTCTGATTGCGGATTGGCTCAAATCTGCGCCATAGGCTTTGTGATTTTTCAACCCACGTAACGCCTGCGGGCGCTGTGGCTATTTCTTCGTATCGGTAGTCCCGCTCGTCCGGCTGGTCACCAACATACCCGTTCTGGTTAAACGTAGGGGACGATTTTAAAAATTTAAGGAATAGTTGCCACATAAAATTTATTGAAGAATTTTTATATTGAAGAATAATTTACCTAAAAGTTTCCACAACCAACGCGGGAAAAGCCTCGGCTTCGGTTTTAAAATGCTGTCTAAAACCTGTAATTCTTTCTCGGCGATTTTGCGGGCTTCTTTCCTATAAACTTTTGCAAATTTGTTACTCATTTTATTTAACGCGCATTATCCACACGACCTCATAGTAGCTTGGCAAGTTGTTGTGAGCAGAGCCAGAGCCAGTTGTCCCAACCAACAAGCCAGAAGTGGTTGTTGGTGTTGCGTTAGTTGAGCCAAATTGAGGGGCAAAATTACTACCAGAGCCGGTAGTATAATGTTGAGCGCTGTGCGTGTGCGCCGGCATTTCTGCCTCCGTTAAGGTGTGAGTATCAGCGCCTCCGGCACTTCCGCTAGTTGCCGAGCCACGTAAAAATCTCTTTGTACTAGCACTCGCTCCATTTAGATTTGGGATAACTACGCCATTAAACGGACTGTCTGCGTCGCTAAGGGTTTGACCGTTACATTCTACCCAGCCCGCAGTTAACGCCGGACAGCCGGTAAGGGATTTTAGCCACGCCACCACACTGCCAACTGGCGATAAAAACGGTTTAATCTCTTGGTCTAGTGCGTCACTTACTCCGATACTTGCCTTGTTAATTTCACTGGCATATATCGGCTCGCCGGTTACCCAAGTTTTATAAGAATATGGCATTTTAAGTAATGGTTATTTCACCGTCTAAGGTCAAAGAGTTGCCCGACCCGACGACAACGTTTATTGCGACGTGGTTGAAAATTACTCCGCTATTAGAAGTCATACTGCCGTTTATAAAAGTCCCCAGCTCGCGCCAAGTTCCCGTGGCCTCGCCGGCGCTCCAAAAACAGGTGAGATTAAGTTTGTTGCTGTCGTAAGCTCCACTGCTTATGGCTTTGCGGGTCGTTCCGTCGGGAGTTTGCAAGCCGGTATCGCCGTTGGCCGGCGTGGTCGTCCCAGTTCCGAGTTCTTGGTGGGTAATTTTTGTTTCGGCAAGCGTGCTCACGTTTGCGCTCAACATTTTTGCTATCTGCAAACGGGCAACGGTCGGAATTATATTATGGTACTCGTAGGTTCTCACTACGCGGTCAATTTTTCCTCCGGCTCGTAAAACTGCAAGCTCGGAAAAGCTTAGTGGCGCGCCGTCAGCGACGTACGCTTTCCACTCTCCTTTAAGTCCAAATGTTTCTTGGAATTTCATAATTTAATTATAACATTTTTGTGATTATTCGGCTATATAACCATTATTTTTGGTGTGAAATTTGACGCGGGCGCGGAATATGGAATTGCAACCATTATACCCAGCGACGGCCAGTTATTCGCGTTCGCTACGTTAACCGTCATTGAAACACTGCCGGCTGGAGTTTTTGGGTTACTGGAGTATTCGTAATAATTATTACCAACGGAGGTTGCGCCGGTACTTGCGCTCGTTCCCGTTCCCTCTCCCCACCAATAACCAGCTACAAATTCATTGTCGCTAATTGTTGTAAGCGATAGCGTCATAGGGGTTGAGTTATTAGCCCTGTGGTCTTCAACCGAAACGTCCGGCAAGCCAGCGTCCTTATAACAAACCCCGACAATTTCTATGTACTGGTTTGGCGAAACGGACACCACAATGTCGCACGCTCCAGCGGGGACGTTTGCTAAGGCATAACAGTAAAGTTGACGCGGGGACGTGCCAGGGTACGGCGAATACTTTATGCGCGTTGCGGAAACTCCGCCTATCGTAACGCCGGTCACTACGTCGCCACCGTACGAGGTGTAAACATTGAAATATGCAACAACTAAATCACCCGCCGTTGGCACGGTTATGCTTTGAGTAAAGTTAGCAACTGCGGAGGTAGAGTAAGTCCAATTGTGCGAGCCGTCGCGTACTGGATTTGCCATATTACGGGAGTTGGAAACTTAGAATTACACCCAACCCTTTACCGCCTGTGCCCGCGCCGTCCACGTCCACGGCTATTAAGTCGCCGGTCGCCACGTCGTCGTGCGCGCCGTCAACCACGCTTCGGGTAGCGCCGGTGTAACTTGTATATTCGCTTGCGTCTATAGTTATGGCCGTGCTCAACATATCTGCACTATCGGTAACGTTTCTAATTTGAATAGTCGGCGCGCCGGACGAGGAAACAGTAGAAATGTAGGCCTCGGCCTGCACTAAATTCATTCCGTTAAGTTCTAAGGGGACGCAAAAAATTAACTTGCCGTCGCCGGTGGTGAGCGCGGTTGCTTCGTCTAAAATTTTAACTTGGACAACGCGCTTTCCTAGGGTACTCCCAGCCAATCCGTCCGGCGTGACTGCTCTCGTTGCGTCCGTGCCGGTGTTGGTTTCGGCAATCGTGGCCAGCTCAACTTTTCCTTTTACCGTGTCGTTCGCGTCGGAAACCCAAGTGTCTACTTTTCCGCTTCCGTCGGCGATTACAATTTTACTTGCAGTCGCCGTGGCCGTGGCGTTCGCTGGGTCTTGTACCACCTTACTGCTTCCGTCCAAACTCGCCAGTCCGCTTGCGCCCGCCTTACTTCCGATAAAAGTGTCTATGGCACTGTGGGTGTTCGTGCCTATATTCGATAGGGTGGTATGGTCAATTTGCGCTCCGTCACCTCCGCTATGGTCGTGGCTATTTCCGTTGGTCACCCCATTCGCAATGGACGCATACAAGGTATCAAAATAGGTTTTTAAAAATGCCTTTAAATTCGTAAAGGAAAGTTTTTTAGTGATAGTCCCGAGCAAGTCCCAAATAGGCAAAAAATCTCCGTCGGCCGGTGGATTTTTTTCTGTTAGGTCATTGACTGTTTTGTTTGCCATTTTTCTTTAATCTAATTATAACATTTTTTTAAGCGACCGTTAAATAATTTATTCCGTCGTAAGCTAGAACGTCGCCGTCACCTATTGAGAAAAATTCTATCGGGCGCGCGAGCACAAAGGCCATACGCTTTTGGTCAGAGCTCCCAGTAGGGTAGTAATAACCAGCAACCCATATCGGCTCAACGTCTTGTCCCCAAGGATTGGTTCTCCAAGTTTCCGCGATAGCCACGAGCTCGTCGAAGTCTGGTATGGCTTTAGGGTTTACGGTTGCCTCCCACACCTCGGTTAGCGCCATTGCCTCCATATATCCGTAAATCGTGTCCACAATTTCGTTCTGGTCAATCATTACATTTTGGTTGGTGTCGCCAATAAGCAATCTTCCCAAAACGTCTACGCTCCCGACAATTTCGCTCGCCACGATAGAAACGTCGTAACTTAAAGTTGGAGTGCTTGGGTTAACTACTCCGATTTTTATTTTCTGTATTTTGTGATTGCCGGAAATTCCAAGGCTCGGCAAATTAAGAGTTATCCACTGGCCGGTTTTCAATCCTCCTCGCTGTGTTTTAAATCCTCCAGTGTGCGCTTTCTCGGCATACTTCCTTAACTCGGCCACGGCTTTTTGGCTCGCTTCTTCTTTGCTAGAAATGTCGTTGTTAACAATTCTAAATTGAAACTCCCCGTATTTTGCAATGCTCGCTTGGTCGTTCCTATAAACGATAACCGGCAATTCATACGAGCCAAATATGCGCACGAGCTCATTGGCAACCGGCTTATTATCTTCTCTAAAAAAGATTGCCAACTTGTTTGGGTCGTAGAGCACGTCAAAATTTGCTGGGTCGTCAGTTCCATAATCTCCCTCGATTTGGCCAGTCCAACTACTGCCTCCGTTGGTGCTCCTCTCAACAGTAAAGCTGGTGTCGTTCGTAAATTTATGGCCAAGCTTGAAAGTATTTTGCTTACCGTCGGCCGTGTAAACTTCGGCCTGTGCAGAAGTCAAAGAATAAGTTTGTGTTCCACCGCGCACATATATGCTGTTTTTAATTTGGCTCAAATCCTCTTTGACATTCAAGCTCTCGGCAATAAAATTTTCCGGCTCATATTCGTTTAGAGTAAACGGCGCGGTCAACTCCTCCTTGCTGAAAAAGTGCACGTCTTTGTCCACGTCCACATACCAGTCCCAGTCAAATAAATCTGCAATGCGCTGTATCGCCTTGCTTGGGCTTTCGTAATTAAAGGTTAGCTTTTTTATTTTCCCTGCGCCGGTTAAAACATTCACGGCCGTGTACCCGCTCGTAAACTGGGTCAGAATATCTTTAATGGCCACGTCCGCGTCGGTGTTCGCATAATTCGTGGTGACTAATTTTCTATCGAGCTCAAAAGTATAATCCTTGGCCGTACATTCCACGCGGTCTAAAACTCCACCGCTTAATTTATCAGTGAGCTCTATAATCGTTCCGGCAAATATTTTAACTCCGGCCAATTCCACGGCCACGTTATCCCCAACACTCGGCTTGTAGCCACCGGCTAAATATCGGACAGAAAATGTGCACAAGTCCGGCTCTTTGGTTATGTTTTGCTCAATAGCAAAATCCCGCCAGTTGATTGCGTTGCTTTTATCTACTCCGGCTATCTTGACTATTAGTGCCATTTATTGTTTAAAAACTTCTGCTCGGTATTTTCATAACCTTGCGAAGTCGGTCTATTATTTTGTCGCCTATTTGCACGGCCACGTCCTCGCTCAATAGCACGCTACCGCTAAAATCCAAAACGATATTGTAACCACCGCCACCTGCTCCGGCCATTCTGTTGAGTGGGATAACTGCCTCCGCTCCCCTTTCTCCAATAAGTGCTACGGTCGGTTGAGTGACAATGCCACCCTCGGCCAAGTGGGGGATTTGAGTAATCTGTAAACTCTTTGGGACGACGGCGTTATACCCGCCAATAAAACTATTCATTCGGTCAATTACCCAGTTTAAGCCGGTGCTTACGCCGGACAAAAGACGGCTCGGTATATCTCCAACCCAGCCAAAAATATTATCTAAAATTCCTTTGACCATTGACTGTGCTTTTCCAAAAATGGTTGCGAATAAAGACGGCAAGCTCGCGAGCGCGTTCGCTATTCTGCTCGGGAGTTGCATAAACCAAGTGACGATTGTATTAACCGCCTGCGGAATAAAGGTTGTTGCAAACCAAGTTATAGAATTTGGCAAGGTCACCAAAAAGAAAGTGACTATCCCGCCAACCATTGCTCCGAGCGCGAAAAGCATTTTATCCATTAGCCACAACAGGCCGTCGGAAATCCACTTAATCGCGTCCTTAATCGCTCCGACTATCCAATCCCACACTTTACCCGTCGCGTCCTTAATCCAGTCCCATATCGCACTTATGGACGCTTTAAAGCCCTCCCAGTCAGTAATTGCTTTATAGATTGCAACTCCAAGGGCTACTAATCCGGCAATTATTGCCACGACCCCCCAAACCGGCAATCCGAGCGCCACTGCGACAGCTCCTAATACTCCGGCTAAAGCAGTCCAAGCCGTGGTTACAAGCGCCGTAAAAGACGGTAGCAACCCAAGCATATTGAGCACTCCATATCCGGCCAAAGCAACGCTACCAAAAGCCATAGCCCACGAAGTTATTGTGCCTATTAGTGGAATTTTCAAAAGCGCATTAAATCCCGCGAGTAGAGGATTGATAATTTTTAAAATTTTAACACCAACGTTTTCTGCTAAATCGCTAATCGTTCCTAAAAGTTTCCCCATTTCCTGCACGAAAGGTGGCAACTTGATACTGCTCAATCTCTCCGTAACTTTATCTAAAATTTCTTGCAGGTCGTCCATTTTCGGGTTCACGTCTATGCCAACTGCTTTTGCAAGCTTGGTCATAGCTACCCGTGCAAAGTCACTATCCTCTCCCAAAAAATTTAACACTGCGCTCGCTCCTCTCACGTCGTACTTCATAAGCGTAAGCAAAGTGCCCGCGCCTTGTATGGCTCGCGGTAAATCGTTCTTGTAGGTCGGCAATAAACGGGCGATAGTTTCCTGTGCCAATTCGTCGGTTGCCATACCCATATCTTGAATACCTTTAGCGCCGGCCTGCACCTGCGGGATTAAAGTATTTTTCAACTGCTCGCTATAACGGCCAAGCGACAAACTCATACGCACGAAGCTTTTGTCGCTGTCGGTCGCTTCGTTAATTAAATATCCAAGCCCTGCGCTTCCGGCAAAACCGGCAACGAGGCCACCCAACCTACTAAAAGCTCCGCCCATTTGGTCGGTCTTTTGTGTCGCGGTGTCAGCAGTATTTCCAACTTGCTCGAGCTGGCCACGTACTTGCTCCAGCGCGGATTGTGCGTTGTTAACTGCCTCTAAAACAATTTTAATGTTTGCCTCGTTTGCCATTTTTTAAGTTTTGTTTTGTTCTTGCTGTACCTCGTGCTCAATGCGTAATTTCTCCTTTATCGTTTCAATGAAATGTACCGGCTGGGCGTGGTATTCCTCCCACGTCCAACCGTACTTTCCGCATATTTCTGCTACAACATAAACCTCGTCTACCACACCGCCCCCGTTTTTCAATGCCGTGTAATATTCGTGGCCTTGCCACTTTACGAGGTCGTTATTGAGCGAGAAAAAAGCCCCGCAATTCGCCAACAATTAAGTTGTACTCATTTGCGGGTAGGTTTTCAATTTGCTCTACAACGTCTGCTTTATTACCGTCCACACTCACAACTAAGAGCTTCACCATTTTGGTGTCCAACTCTAAGAGCAAGTTTGCCGGTATCTCCTCAACTTTCGGCGTGACTTTATCTCCAACCTGTATGCCGTCAGCTTTGAGTTTCAAAGCCCCATACATAACGGCTTGGTACTCTCTCAAGTCCTTGCCTGTTATGTAATCCCAAACCTCTACTCTGTGCTTGCCTACCTCAATGATTTTGGTGTTCCTATCCATTTTAGTAAGAGGTTACGAGATTGGTTAATGTTGCGCTCCCAACCTTTGCGTCGGTGGTGCTGTAAACCGCTTTGAAAGTCACGGTCTGCATTACCACATTGTTGAGTGCAGTATCTCTCGCATAGTCGTTAAAGACACACTTCGCAAGGTCGATAATCAACTCTGGGTTAAGCGCGCTACCAATAGTCACGCCAGCGTCCGTAAGTTTGATACGAAGTGCCTTTACCGTTCCAGCAAGGTAAAGAGCATTGTAAGTCGTCGCGTCAAAAATAAGGGTTGCACTGCCGGAAATTTTAACCTGCTTGTTAAGAATATCGCTCGGCTCAACACTCCCTAAAACGTCTACGTCCTCAATGTCCTTTTCGATTTTAAGGTCAAAAGATTTTACTGCTATCTCGCTTGCTCCGGCTAAACCGGCCAAATTTGTAGCAAGGTAGAAATGGAAATCTTGAGGCCTAAAAATGTTTTCACTTGGGAGTGCGGGAGTAAGCGCGCCTGCTGTGCTTTTCTTACTCTTAAACTGCGCGGTATATTCTAGCAACTTTCCAGTTTCAAACTTTAGCTCCAAGCTGTTAATCATTCCCAAAGGAAATGTAAGGTCTTGGTTTGGCTCGCTAACTCCGATACTCAAACTCTGGTGCTGTGCGTTTTCTGCCAAGGTAAACACGTGGTCATAAACGCTCGCGTTCGGCGCGCTTCTAGCGGTACTATTTAGTGTGCCAAATAGTGCATAGAGAATAAGTCCAAAGTGCTTATCGCCAAGCAATGCGGTAAATCCTCCCTCTCCGTTGTTCTTAACTACCTCTGCTCCTACGCTGTCCATTATCGTGCCGTAACCGGCTTCGTTAACTGCGTACTCTGCTTTGTCGGCGTGGTCAATCTTGGTGATTGGCAACCAATATAACGGGGCAACGCCTGTGCCTCGCTCGGTTTCTTTGCCTATACCAACTTTTATAAGTCGTCCAATATGCTTAGTCATTTTTTAGTTTTTGTTTTTAATTTCCCCAACCATTTGTTTATAAATCGCTGTGGCTTGGTTAAGGTTTTCGGCCACAACAACTATCGCTGGAATTTCGTTATTGGCGGTGAATAACCACCGCTCAACGACCTTTTGTTTGTTCTCGGTTTGCTCTGGCAAAATAGCTTTGTTTTGTTTTTTGGTAATCATTTTAATGGGTAATATCTGTGGCCTTGCGTACGGCTATGTTAAACACGCAAGCGCGGTTAATCATTTCTCTGTCCACCCAGCCCTTTTGAGCGCTAATAGTTAAATCGTCACACGCCCCCCCGAGCGTATAGTCGCTTTGAAAGGCCTGCATAAGAGCCACCATAATGTTATCCACAATAACCTCTGCCTGTTCTGCTGTCGTGTTTTCGCTCACCATTTCTTGGTAAAGGTGCACTGTAAAAACGTACTCGTCGTAATCGTGTTGATTGGTTAACACCGCCGGCGAATATTGCGAGCTGTAAATGCTAATAGCCGGATAGCCGGCCAACTCTCCTTGCTCGTGAGTATAAACATACTTAACTCCCGTAAGCGCATTGAGCTTAGCTATAATCGCCGTCCTAATTGTTGTGTAGTGGTTAACCATTTAAAATATCAATAATATTTTTTAGAGCCCCTTGGAAAATTTTGTTGACCGGCTCGGTTGCAATATCCACTGTTCGCCCGACAAAGTTGTTGGGTTGTGTGCCGGTGTGCATTACTTTTTTCGCAAAATGAATTTGACCGTCCCTGCCAACAAAGCGCAATGCTTTGGCTCGGGTCGGGTAAATCTCGTGAGCTCGTGTGCCGGTAATTAAATATTTGGCATACTCTACGGTCGGGTAAATCTCAACTGCAATGGGTCGGTAGTTCAGCTTTATGCTTCGCTGTAACGTGCCGGTCTTGTGCGGTGCTTCTACTACCTCCGTATTGCGTATCACTTTTCCTGCCTCTAGGGTTGCTCTCTGTAACTCCGGCGCAATCTTAGCGGGGACGCGTGAAAACGCCTCACGTAATCTGTCCAAATTTTCAATGCGAATTTTTAACATTGGGCTAGCTATATTATAACAAAAAAACTTGCTTCGCGCACTTTTATGCTTTTAGTTTTTCAACCACGCAACGCTTGTAACAAATACTAAAAAGCATTTTAGGATTTTTAACGCCCTTAACAATATATTTTAGGCTGTCCAACGTCACGCGGTCGCCAATTTTTATGTCGCTTTGTTCCTCGCAAAGAAGCACCGCGCTTTGGCTAGGGTTACCCTCGCTAATCATTGTATCTTCCGGCGCAATACTCATAAGAGTGCCGTAAATAGTCCCGTTGCTTGTGTAGGCCTCTTTGCTTCCGGCTTCGGTGGTCAGTCGCTCAACTGCTATGGCGTATTTAAAAAACGCTCTGCTCATTTTAAACGTAAGTTTGTAGTTTGTAGGCTTGAATAATCGCCTTTTCTTCCTCGCTCAATTCGTCCTGCCAGCTAACGTTTGCACCCTCCATTGCTTCGCTTCCAATACCCTCGCTCTTGCGGTGATTATAAAGACGGCTCGTAACCTTGACCGCCACAAACTCTAGGTCGTCTGGGATAGTTTCATATCCAAGCGTGGCGCTTACTCGGATATTATTTAGGCCGTCGTAAGGCGCGACAAATTCAATCGCTCCCTCGTCCCAATACACAACATAGTTGCTGGCCGGCATTGCCACCCAGTTTGGAGTTTCTAAATTTCCGGCGTTGTATTCAACTTTAAAAGTTGGAGTGTCTGCGGTTCTATCGTCCTTAATCGGCTTACCTCCAAGGCGAATAATTTTACTACCGCCGTCAAAGGTTTTGTTTTTAACCTCACTCTGATTAACCGCCCACCCAATAAGTTTTACAATTTCTCCGCTCGCAAATTTTACGAGCATATCAATTAGGGTATCTTCGGCCGTGCCGGAAATCCCTAAATAAGTTTTAACGTTTGCTTTAGTTGTTAGCATAATTTTTTAAAATGTTTATATATTTTG